TAACGCTTTGACCTTTTCAGCGGTTTACGCCGCTGTTAGGATCATAAGCGAAACCATTGCTTCGATTCCTTTAAACGTTTACCAATACGATGGTGAAACCCGTGTAAAAGCGGAGGGGCACCCGGTTCAAAACCTACTAGCAAAGGCGCCTAATTCTGTAAGCTCAACTTTTACTTTCCGCGAAGCGATGGCCGCAAATTTAGTATTGCACGGCAACGCTTACGCAAGAATTGAATTTAATAATGCTGGCCGTCCGGTATCTTTAACACCTTTGAACCCTATGTTGGTCGAGGTGAAAATTGTGGACGGTGAGAAGGTTTATAAATTCAATCAAGATAAAACTTTCCTCGATTACGAAATTCTTCACTTTGTTGGTTTGAGCTTTAACGGCTTAACCGGCAAAAGCCCTTTGACCGTGGCCCGCGAGGCGGTGGCTATTGGATTAGCTGCCCAGGAATACGGCGCACGCTTTTACTCTAATGGAGCCAATACCGGCGGCGTAATTACCGCACCGGGACGGTTAAGCTCCGAGGCGATAAACCGATTAAAACAAAGCTGGAACCGAGCAAACGGCGGTTTAAGTAATTCCCACGGGACCGCGATCCTGGAAGAGGGAATGAAATATGATAAAATTGGACTTGATCCCGAGGCGGCGCAATTCTTACAAAGCCGAAAATTTCAAGTTAATGAGATTGCCCGTATTTTTAGGCTTCCACCTAGCTATTTAGCGGACTTAGAAAATAGCAGCACGCGGGCGAATGTTGAGCAACAAGCGATTCAATTTGTGCGCGACTGTATAACGCCATACGTTCGCAGGATGGAAGTTGAATTAAACCGGAAGTTATTCCGGGAAGACGAAGCCAACCTTTATGCTTATTTTACCGTTGAAGGCTTAATGCGTGGGGACCTTAAAGGCCGCTACGATGCTTATGCAACGGCCAGGCAATGGGGATGGTTATCGGTGAACGATATTAGGGACCTGGAGAACTTAAACCCGGTCGAGGGTGGTGATGTGTACCTTCAGCCGTTGAATATGGTCCAGAGTGGTGAGGATGATACTAATGTTGATGCTGACTAATGCCCTGGACTGATTACCCGCAATCTGCGACCGATAACGCAAAAAGAGCTTTAAAGATCCGAGAGGATGAGGGCACCGAATGCGGTACTTCAGTAGGTTGGACCACGGCCCGAATATTAGCCAACCGCGAAGCGGTAAGCAAAGACCGTTTGCCGCGAATTTATAGCTTCTTGAGCCGCGCGAAAGTTTACGACCAAGGAAGCTTTAAAGACGAGGAAGGGAAACAAATTTGCGGATCTATTATGTACGCCGCTTGGGGAGGTGATCAAATGCTAAGTTGGGCAAAAAGAACTTTTGAAGAAATGGAACAAAAAGAACTAAAGCGCCATATAAAAGCGATTGAGGAAACCGAAACGGATATTATTATCACTTTCGGGAAAGGCGAAGCGCCGGAAGAAATGGCCTATAAAAAGGAAGATGAACGGGCGGAGCCTGGTGAACTTTCTGTTGGTGATTTTGTGAGCTGGAATAGCTCCGGCGGTAGAAGCCAGGGCGTTATTCAAGAAATTGAAACCAACGGACAAATTGAAGCGGATAGCGGTTTCAAAGTAAACGGAACCGAAGAAGATCCAGCGGCTTTAATTTCTATTTATGATTATGACAGCGAAGAAGGCGCCTTTGTTGAGCGCCGTCCGCCGTTTAGAGTTGCACACTTATTTAGCACCCTTCGCAAGGTTGAAGGCGCGGAGGTGCGCAGTAAAAAAGAAATTATTGAAAAGCGCGCTTATGATGGTGAATTGAAAGCTATCGAGGGGCGAACCGTGGAAGGATACGCGAGCGTTTTTAATTCAATGAGTGAGGACCTGGGCGGCTTTAGGGAAATTATTCTTCCGGGCGCCTTTAGCAACGTTTTAGATAATGATGTGCGCGCCTTATATAACCACGATAGCAACTATCTACTAGCTCGCACCACTTCCGGGACCTTAGAGCTTAAAGAAGATGATAAAGGCCTTTATTATCGCTTTGAAATGCCTAATACAAGTTACGGAAACGATATGCTGGAGCTTTTTAGGCGCGGGGACCTTACTCAGTCAAGCTTTGGCTTTACAGTAGAAAAAGACAGCTGGCGAATGGAAAACGGCCAGCACATAAGATATATAGAGAGCGTGGGCTCTTTATTTGATGTAAGCCCGGTGGTTTACCCGGCTTATGCGGCAGCCTCCAGCGGATTGCGCAGCGCTGACCCGAAAGGGGAAAGCGATGCAAAAGAAGCGGAAGAGAATCCAGCCGAGGAAGTAAACTATAATTTACATAATGCTTTAATTAAACTAGCTAAAAATGAATGCTAAACAATTGCGCGAACAGCGCGCTGCTCTAGTTGAGCAAATGCAAGGAATGGTAGCGGCTGCCAAAGCAGAGGGCCGCAACCTTTCAAACGAGGAAAACGAGAAATTTGATAATATTTCAAACCAAGTGGACGAGCTTCGTGCCTCCGCTGCGCGTATTGAAAGAGCTGAAGAGCTAAAAAAGGAAATGGCTTCTAAAGCGGAGGAAGTTCGCGAGGCTGCCCCCGCTAAGAAGATCGAAGCCCGTGCGGCTTTTAACGCTTATTTGCGCCGTGGCCTTGGTGGCTTAAACGCTGAAGAGCTTCGCGCAATGGAAGAGCTTCGCGGTACCGATACTCAGGTAACTACTAACGACGGCCTTGGCGGCTTCTTGGTTCCTGAAAATTGGAGCGATTTTGTAAGCGCTACCGAGTTGTTTAAATCGGATATTGAGCGCGTTGCTACTGTACTTCGCACCGAGAACGGCCAACCTTTCAACCTTCCCGCGAATGATGATACCAGCGTTGTGGCTGCTATCTTAGGCGAGGGAACTGCTGAGAGTGTAAGCGATATGACCTTCACCAATGTGAAGTTCGAGCCTTATACTTATTCTTCTAAGATCGTGAAGGTATCTAACCAATTGATCAGCGATAACGCTTTTGATTTGGCGAGCTTTGTTGGTGGCCAATTATCAAACCGCTTAAACCGTGGTATCAATGCCCACTTGACTACCGGCGATAACTCTAGCAAGCCTCAAGGTATTGTTACCGGATCAACTTTAGGTAAAACCGCCGCTTCAGCTACCGCGGTAACTATTGCCGAGATTTTGGACCTAATGTACAGCGTGGATGCTTCTTATCGTAATGCTCCAGGTGCTGGCTTTATGATGAACAGCGCAACGCTTGCCGCCGTTCGCAAATTAGGCTTTGGTTCTTCTAATGACTTCCCGGTTTTTGTACCAGCTATGGAAGTAGGCGGAGTGGATTTACTATTTGGTAAGCCCGTTCACGTTAATGAGGATATGGCAGGAATCGCTACCGGTGAGAAGTCTATTATCTTTGGTGATCTTAAACAATACTATGTACACGAAGCTGGCGGCGTTCAGTTGCTTCGCTTAAATGAGCGTTTTGCTGATGCGTTAAGCACCGGTTTTATCGCTTATCGCCGTGTTGATGGTAATGTATTACAAGGTTCAGCGATTAAGCACCTTATTCAAGCCTAAGAGCTTAAACAGTAGTTTATGAAGGTTATTTTCAACCAAAATATAAGCGGCGCAGATTTCTACTACCTGGAGGGCCAGGTAGTGGAACTGCCCGCGGCTACTGCTGAAGAATTTTTGAACGCAAATTTCTGCGAGGTAGTGGAAGAAAAGAAGGTTCAAAAAGCTGAAAGAGCAGTAAGCAAAAAGAGCACTAAAAGAACCACGAGAGCTAAATAATGAGCTACAATATTATAACCCCAGCAAGTTTAAAAGCCTTGACCGTTTCAGAGGTAAAGGATTATTTGCGTGTTGATTCAGATGCTGAAGATACCCTTATAGGGGTTTTAATTGATGCTGCGACACAAGTAGCGGAGCATTATTTAGGCCGGTTCTTATTAACTACGGTGGTTGAGGAATTTTATGATTTTTTCCCGGTATATAAAACCGGCGTGGATCCTTTCCGCGGAGATCGTAATATTGTTTACCTAAGTAGGGGACCCGTTCAGAGCGTTGCTAGTGTCAAATACATAGACGGTAACGGCGATGAACAAACGGTTCTTGCGGATGATTACCGCACGGACCTTGTAAGCGAGCCCGCGCGTATTATGCCGGATTACGGTTGGTATGGTACCAAAGACACAGTAAACGCCGTTATTGTGCGTTATACTTGTGGTTATACCCAGGCCAGCGATGTACCGGCAAACATTAAAATGGCGATGCTTTTAATTATTGGCGAGATGTACGAAAAGCGCGTTGATAGCGTGCACCGCTTGCCAACGGCTTCCGAATATTTATTAAACCCTTTTAGAGCTTTCCGCTTTGATTGATCCCGGCCAATTAGATCGCAGGATTACCCTTAGAGGCGCCACCGTTGCAACCGATGCTTTTGGGCAGTCGGTCCGCACTTATGGGGACCTTGCGCAAGTTTGGGCAAAAGTGGATTACCGCACCACAAAGGAGGATGAGGAAACCAGCAAACTAACAAGCTTAAACAAAGTAAAATTTACAATTCGTTACCGCGATGATGTAGATGCAACGGTGAAAATAC